GAGTATCAAGTAGTTCTGGTGCTGAATCAACAAGGGCTGCAACTTCTGAGTCTGTGTAAGCCTTTGCTGCAGTTTCTGCAGCGTTAGCCTTTGTAGTAGCATCTGATGCTGCTGCAGATTGTGCTGCGTTGGCCTTTGATGTTGCATCTGCTGAGGCTGTGGCCTCTGCTGCGGCTTGTGCTGCGTTGGCTTTAGTTGTAGCATCTGTTGCTGCTGCAGACTGTGCTGCGTTGGCCTTTGATGTTGCATCTGCTGCTGCATTTGAAATTGCTGCTGACTTAGCAGTTGCAATATCAGTTGTTACTGTTCCATAAAGTGCTGTGTCTGCTGATGTAGCAAATGTTGTTGCATCAGTGTATGCAGTTGCTGCTGCTCCAGATACATCATATGCTGATGCGGTTGCATCAAGTGCTCGCTGATCTGTAAAATATAGTCGTGAACCTTCTGTAAGATTAGATGTTGAGTGGTTTGAAATATTTGATACTTGACCAGTTACATAACCAATTAAGTCTGCTGTAATCTCGGTTGCACTAAACTTACCATCTCCATTACGCTTTACAACTGTGTTTGGTGTGTTTGCTGATGTTGCAGTTCCACCAATAAGACTAATAATATACTCATTATCTGCTGACGATTTCTTGAGTAGGTCATACCCATTTACTGTGGCTGTTGTACCTTCAACGATCAGACCACTTTTAATTTTAAAATCTTTATTTACTGTTGCCATTTTTTATCTCCTTGGTTAAGCCCTTAGACCAATACGTGCATATCGCACTGTAATAGGTTTGATTGCTGGGTCTGGTGTTACAGTTAGGGCTACTGTGTTACCTACCCTGGAGACAGCAATGGTGCCAATATTCCCATCATTGTCAATTGTTCCAAACTCGCTGACAGAAACATCTTCTCCATCAACAAGTATTGTCATCTCTGTGGCATAAAAATAATTATCACCAGCAGAAGTCTTAGATATAGAGATTAGGTATTTAACCATTCTCCATTGTGTTGCATCAAAGTTATCAAATACCGTCACATTTTCAATTCCGTTGACAGTGTTGTCGTTGTTCCCAAAAGAACCAAGGTTTGTGGCTTGGCCAGCGGTAGTATCAATTAAATCAATGTAGTCTTGTTGACTAGGGCGGTCCCCAGTTTGAAATGTAGTTTTTACATTAGGAATTGTGGTCTGTGTCATGATGTAATTATATCATTATTTATAAAATATAATTACTAAAACCAATTATTTGCAAAGGAATTGCTGGTATATTTCCAGGCGTAATTCCTGGTACTTTTACTGCAGTAAATTTAATTCTAAAAGGTAGTGTTTGGTCTATTGTTGCAAATTTTACATCTCTTTGCTTTATTCCTCTTACCCTTAAAGGTGTTTGATCTATTCTTACTGTGTTTATTGGTTTTGAATAAGATATTTTTACTGAAGCCATTATGCTGTTACATCTTCAAGGACTATGAGTTTTCCTTGCGCTACCGTCCAAACAATGGCATCTTGTTCTAGTGAAACTTCAATATCAAAAATATCATTTGTTTGAAGTGTTAAGGTTTGTGCAGCAGTTAGAGAAACAGTGAACTCTCCTACTTCATCATTTTCTGCTGGAGCAGGAACTAAAGTAAAAATAAGTGTTGCATTATCTGTTATCTGTCCAGAAATAACTGGAGAAGTTGTTGGGCGTTTAATTTGCATTGATATATTCCAATCAGGAATATTCAACGGGACAAGGGCATCATCAGTTAAATAAACAGTAAAAGCAGTAGTATCTCCTTTTACAAAAGTCCAATTAACAAATGGAGGTTTCTCACCAATATCATAGGTGCTTGCACCTGTTCCTCTATAGATAGCCATTTTTATATTATACCACTTTTAAAAATACTATTTTGTTATCAAAACGTTATAATTGTTATTAAGGGACAATACGGACATTTGTTTGTGCTGGGTAGTAGAATCATGCTATACTTAACTTGAGACCTAAAATGGTCTCATTTGTTTCTTAGGAGGTAAAAACTATGAGAGAAACTAAAGTGTGGCTTGGGGTACTTTTGATGGTAGTTAGTTCTGCGGTTTTTGTAAACAACGCTAACGCTACTCCAAAAAATAATTTACTAAAACAGTCTGCCGTTGAAAGATCTTCTGCCGCCCATAAAGCGGCATTTGGTGTATCTAGAGCAGCAATATTTAAGAAGTACGAAAATGCTTCTCATCTTTCAGATAAGGATCTTTATCTTCTTCTTAAGGCCGTTGGCTTTAAAAAGCAAGATCTAAAGAAAGCTTGGGCAGTTGCAAAGAAAGAGTCCAATGGAAGACCAATGGCTTTTAACGGTAATGCAAAAACTGGAGATAGCTCTTATGGTATTTTTCAAATTAATATGATTGGGGATCTTGGGCCAAGGCGGCGGGATAAGTTTAACCTTAAATCAAATTCTGATTTACTAAACCCAGTAGTAAATGCAAAAATTGCATACCACATGAGTGCTGGTGGAAAAAATTGGTCTGCTTGGAAAGGCATTACTGCAAGAACTAAAGAGTGGATGAATAAATTTTCATTTAAAGTTTAAATAGTATACAAAAATACCTCCTTGGATTTTGTCCTTGGGGGTATTTTTTTTATGATACAGATATGTAAATTGATTTAAGTTTTACGTCAGATGCGTTATCTGTTCTGATTTGCGGTATACCGCCAAAGCCTTGAAAACCTTTATCTTTAACAAATACGGTTTGCTCACATGAAAAATCATATGAATATTGATATTTTAAAGATCCAATAAAAGTAATGGGAGATTCTTCTTTGTCTTCTAGTAATGTTTTAAGCCAAACCTCTGTATTGTTGCTAAATGTTTCTATCTCTAAATTATAACGAATTGTTACTATTGCTCCAATATTTAAGGTTTTAAAGTTAAGTCTTCTTATCTCTGAGTGCCATAAAGAAACATTTCCTTTTGGAAGGTAATCCTCTGCCATATCATTTTTATTTGATTCAACGTAAAGGCTTATCCACCCATCTTCTCCTTGATCTATACCTGTTCTAAAGTTTGTATCTTTTGAATTTTTGTATAATGCCCAACCAATATTTTGTTCTGATGGAGATAATATATTTTTTCCATCTGTACCGTTTTTGCCAGTATCACCCTTATCGCCCTTTAAGCCTTGCTCTCCCTGCTTTCCAGTACTTCCTGTATCTCCTTTAGGTCCTTGTTCTCCACGTGGTCCAGGAACTGGCAAGAAGCTAAGTCCTTGATTATTAGATGACTCTTCTACTCTTTGAGCATATTGTTTTTTGAGTATTGGAGAGTCCATGCTTTTTGAAATAGCCACGGATTAAAATCTATTTCTTTATTCTAAAGGTTGTGTTGTTTATTTTAATAATTGGCGGTAGCTTTGGATGAACATCTGTAACTTTAATTATCATAGACTTCCTCCTGGGGTAACATCTCCAAGAACACAAATCGTTCCAATTACTGGAGACCAAATCGTTATATCTAGTCCATCAACAATTTTTACTTGTAAGTCAAAAGGCAGTTCTGCAACTACTGACTTATAGGCTGTACCCCAATTAAATGTTGTGTCCGCTAAGGCTTTTACTATTACGTATCCTTCGTGGATCTCAACCTGTAGCTCGTCTAGAACATCTCCTAGGGCATCATAAGCTGTAGCTTTGTAGCTCCACCCAGTTGTATCAAAATAAGTTGTTTCATCATTTTCAAGAAAGTCAACTCTAAAACTTGCACTGTCTCCACGAACGACTGTCCACTGAATATTCGCGGGAGTCGCACCAAACTTTTCAATCGTAGGAGCACACATAATAAAGATTATACCATAATAAAAGATTAATCTCCTAGGGGCAGTTGGGGTGGGTAAGAGCGTCCTAGGAGACTAATCAATCTAAATTATAACACTGTATTCTTTAAAAATACCAGAGTATATGGTTTTAATAACTTTTTGTTATATTCTTTATTGTTATAAACTTGTTATAATAGTCAATGTCCGTTTTGTTGTGTTTTGTACTATTAGGCCAGGGTATTGATAGTGTATACTTAAAAATATAAAGAAAAGAACTATAAGCAAATAAGGTTTTAAATATATCTTATATATAAAGAAAATAGGAAAATTAGATTACTTAGAATTTTTAGCTATATAATTTATTAGTATATCGTACATATTATCTAATTTATCATTATAGGCTGCTCTAGTCTTAGCAGATCTTTCTTGCTCTAATTTAATAAATTTAATTTCATCACGCATACTGGTTCCGCCGTTTGTTTTAGTCTCGGCGCGAACGTCATCTATAGCTTCCTTTATAGGTACTATCTGGACATGAATATACCAACGAACAGATGCTAATAATATTCCGCCGATTGATAAAAGCGTTAATGTTAGCCCAGCCCAGTCTTGTATCGTCATATGCATTATTATATCATTATATAAGATAAAAATATTATTTTAATTAGCGCTTTTTGCTCCGCCAAAATAGAGTCTACAAACCTTCAAACCACATATCTACAAAGTATGCATTTAACAATGCGTTATGTAGACATATCTGGTGATATGGGTTATACTTAAGATATGCTAGATAAAATTAAAGATGTGCTAATAAATGGTTTGATAGAAAAACCTGTGTACCGCTTACCTTGTACAAGTTAATATCTAGAAGAGCTTATCTCTGATACCCTAAATAAAAACGGTATGCCAAATGATTGGAAACCAACAAGAAGTCATAGTATAAATATAGATATGAGATTAGAAACAGGTAAATCAATATCCGTTAAATCAGGAAGATATGATCCAGTAAAGTTCACATTGGTTATATCTGGATCTAGGCTTGGTAAACACAAAACATTAGAGAAGATGGTAGAGAGTGTTTCTTCTACCCATGCTGATTATTATGTGTGTTTAGCAAAATGCGACCAGGATTGGTTATTTATCCCGTCAAAAATTGAGACTAAGACGTACTATCTATTTGTCTTTGATGCTACAAACCTTGATTACTCATTTGAGCATCCGTTAAAAATACAAGCAATTTAAACAAATGGTTTAAGTGTCACGATCAATTTCTTCTAAAAAGAATCCATCTTCTGTTATATGGTCTTTTGAGGTTTGGCAGCTACATCCATGAAAACAAAAATCTGAAAATATTTTTATAATCCCAGATGAGCTTTCTGATTCATACTCTGGAAATAGGGATGGCTGGATCATGTATTTAGTATACCTGGTTTTTTCTGAAAAATTTTAAATTTAGGGTTTGAGGTTTGAGGTTTGAGAGGTTTTTTGATATTCAAACTTTCTGTCAAATTCTGTCTGATGTATGATACGTAAAATAAAAAATAAAAACCAAAAAAGATATAGCGCACGTAACGCCACCTACCCCCCCCTTAGATTTTATTTTTTATACTGTTAGCATTTACAAGGGTCTATGCGGGTACTACCCTCATCAAATATAATAATACCTGTATCTCCACATGATTCACATGTGTGTGCATACATCGCTGATGTCATTTATTGTACCTCTACTTTTTTTACATAATAATCTTGAGCATTTGTAAAATCAGTACCGTTTTTTAAATTGTAGGAATTTTCCTTAGTAATCTCATCAGCGATAAAGGTTTTTGCCTTTTCTTCTGTTGTGAAATAATAGTCTGGCTCTGAATAAGGACTGTCTGCTATTGCATAGATAATCATTTATTTACCTACCTTAAGAGTCATAACGTTAGCATGAAACTTTTTTATCTTACCTAAGTCGCTAGCGTTGAGTGATGAGATGAGTGTATCTATTGCCTTAATTTCTGTAGCGACATTGTCTACGCTTAGTAAGCGTGAGCCTTGCCAAATTGAGTATGTGATAGTCATAGTTAGTTTTCTTCTTTCTGTAAAAGGTGAGAGTTATTGAGGGGGCGATAGTTAGTAGCAAACATAGCCTCTACTACTTTTTTATCCTTGATAGATTGTGCAAGGCGTTGCTCTGCCTGCTCTGCTTGTATTCTTTTTAATGTATTCATTTAATGAGTACCTTTCTTTTAATGTGTTAGCAATTTGCTAACGCTTTCCTTGACCTAGGTTATTTGCCTACTTAGTAGGGCTCACTAGGATTTGTCTAACTATTTAATTTGTATACTGTAAGTGTAACACATAAATGTCGTACTGTCTAGTATACCAACCAGTAGTCTCACTATCTGGAGCGTGTACTATGTGATATGCATCACACTTATCTATCTACTATTTAATTGTTATAGGAGAATACTACCTTAGATACCCTGAAAAGTCAAGGCGACACGCCGTGCCTGTGATGTGATGTGCGCCACATGAGCTCGGGCCCCTGTGATGGACATCACAAAAATACTTCTACGACACGCCCAAAAAACCCTCCAATTTGT